AACTATTCCAAAGGAATTCTTAGGAGCGTTTAAAAAGGGCCACAGGCTGGCTTCTCGGGAATTTATAGACGAAGAGTTTTCCATGTATTTGCTTAAAAAAACTTTAAACGGTTGTGAGGAGTCTAGAAAGATTCTTGAGTGGCTGACAAAGTTCAATAACGAATACCACAAAGCGGTTGTTAAGAAGGGCGATCAGAGAGCTCTTCATAACACAGACGAGCTAAGGATTGATTGTCACCGCAGAAACTACGCAAGGAGAAACGACCTTTATACGAGCGCACCCATCGTTCGTAAACTCTCAGGACTTTAAAAAGAACCACTTTAAATTAACCCATCCAATTAAGGCCGGTTAAATAAGGAGCAAGCTTATGGCAAAGAAGAAGATCACAGAAATCCCTAAAAAATCAAAGAAAGTAAAAGTTCTTCCTAAAGATCTTAGAGATCAAATGGGAGCGGTTGAGGCGGTTGGAACAGCTTTCAACGTCCTTGATAAGGGCTACTTTCCTCACTCCTACGCAAACGCTGTAAAGCAATCTTTGAGCTTTCTTGCAAAACTTCACGAGCAAACTGTTGAAGTGGCCTTGCAGCATCCTGAAGCTCACATGGTTCCAGAACTAAAGGCGGCTAAGGAGGCTCAAGATGGCAAAACAAAAGCAGTCTAAGAGTAAGGGTATTGTTCAGCCAGGAATCAGAGTTGAAGGCGTAAAGCATCCTCTAGAGAGCTTGTTTGAAAAGGGCGAAGAGCCAGTTATGAAATCAATTGGCTACATGAACTTAAAAGCCGGAAACAACTGGATCTCTTATGTGATCACCACAAAAGGCTCTGAAGTCTTATCGATTGAAGTGGATGAGCCGAACTTGAGAGCGATTGCTGAGGAGACTTCAAAGATCAATTTCGTTCACCAATTTGTAGACGAGGAGGCATAGATGACTTGGGAAATAGTTGTTTTAATCGTTTCCTTATCTGGGCTTATGACTGCACTTTGGATGAATCACACTCAAAAAAGCGATGCGAAAAGTGTGCTTCCAGATCTGGTAAATCTTCAAGAGCAGATCAATACGATAAAGATCGAGCAAGCTGAGAACCAAAGAATCATTGACGAAGCTAAGAAGCTGATGAGTCAGAACGCTTTGTCAGTGGGTCTTCGGACGATGAGGTAGTCTTATGACCTTCGTCAAAGGAATGCCGAAGCCTCCAAATTCAGGAAGAAAAAAAGGTTCAAAGAACAAGAAGAAGCTAAAAAAGGCTGCTGAGTTATTTGCTGAGGCGGATATTCATCCTTTGAAAGCTGCTATAGAAATCTTGCTTTCGGGAAGTCTTGAGCCGAAAGACGAGGCTAAGCTTTGGATAGATCTTTATTCATGGTGTGAAGCAAAGCCAAAGGCTACGGAAGTTGAGGACGATTCAAGACTTGATCCAGAGGAGTTTGAGTCTGTCACAAGTGAAGATCTTTTAAAATTAGTCCCACCTGTTGAGGCCAAGTGAATGCTGAAAGCTTGGCGAAACAACTACTCTGGCATAGAGGCGACCTTTCTTGGAAGCTTCATAAAGCTCAGAAAGTATTAGAAGAGACTTTTAAATCTTCTAAAGGTCAGCTCTTTGTAGGGAACTGTTCGAGGCAGTGGGGGAAGAGTTTCTGGGCTGTAAAGATCGCAATTGAAACAGCAATTCAGATTCCAAAAGCACAGATTAGATACGGGGCTGCGTTTCAATCGGATCTCGTTGATTTTATCATCCCCGCTTTTGATAAGATTTTAGATGATTGTCCGAAAGAGATTAAGGGCAGAAAGGTTGGCAATTATTACATATTCCCCAATGGCTCTCGAATCAAACTCGTGGGTCTTGATAAAAACCCCAACGGACTTAGAGGAAACACTCTCGATCTCATTATTATTGATGAATGTGGGTTCGTTACAAATCTGGATTACATTTACAAGTCAGTTATCATCCCTGCGACACTGCACAGGCCCAATTGCAAAATTATACTTATTTCCACACCACCTTCTACTCCGGCCCACCCGTTTGTTGATTACGTTCAAAAAGCTGAGATTGAGGGATCTTATGTAAAGCTCGACATCAACACAAACCCACTCATCACCGAGGATGATATAAACAGGATGGCTGTTGAGATGGGAGGGCGTGAGTCGACTACATTTAGAAGAGAGTGCTTGTGTGAGTTCGTTACCGACTCAGACTTAGCGATCATCCCTGAGTGGAATGACAAATATATCGAGGATGTTGAGAGAGATGAATATTACAAATACTACCACAAATATGTAGGCATGGATCTCGGGGTTAAGGATTTAACCGCGATGCTTTACTCTTACTACGACTTTAAGAAAGCCGCGCTCATCATCGAAGATGAAGACGAAATGTCAGGCCCGTCGATGAACACTCTCCTTCTTGTCGGAGCTATAAAAAAGAAAGAAAAAGACCTCTGGAATAACGTCGAGGTTCCAAGAGACTTTAATAACACTCCTGTTCCTTTTAGAAGAGTGTCAGACAATAACTGGCCAATCCTTATTCAAGATCTTTCAAGCCTTCACTCACTTCCCTTCATCGAAACGACTAAAGACAACCTAGAAGCGATGATTAACGAGGTGAGACTGATGGTCCAGGCCGGACAAATCATCATTAACCCAAGGTGTAAGAAGCTGATCGGGTGCTTAAGATACGGCGTTTGGGACAACAAGAAAAAGGGTTTTGCAAGGTCTACGATTTACGGCCATTTCGATCATTTAGCCGCTCTCATTTACAAGGTCAGAAACTTAAGTAAAACGACCAATCCAGTGCCAGCGAGTCATGGTTTTGATAATCACAAGGCTTGGATGGGTCACATTAAGGACCAAGGCAAGTCCACCCATAACTCTAGAGAAATATCTAAAGTTTTTAGCCCTAAGCCTAACTTCATCGCCACTTCATTAAGGAAGCGGGGTGCTAGTGGAAGCAAGTGACAAGAATCAGTATTGGGCAAGCGTTGGACCTAAGGAAATCGCAGATAGAATCCTAGGTAAGGTCGACAAATATTATAAGTATCTGACCGAGAGTGGTCGTCTTGATCTTTATAGAAGGTCTTGGATGTATTACTACAGGCCAAGAATCACTGGAGGGATGCTTAACCCAGTCGGAGAGCAAGGAGAGCTCACAGCTCTTTCTGTGAATCATTACAGAAATTTACTGATGCACCTTGAATCTCTCACCCTTCAGCAAAGAGCGAACTTCGAGCCTAGAGCCATCAATAGCGACGTTAAATCACAGTCTCAAGTGATCTTGGCTGCAGGCCTTCTTGATTACTACATGAGAATAAAAAAGCTTGAGCGGTTCATCAAACAAGGCGTTAAAGACGGTCTGATGTTTGCTGAAGGCTTTGTCAGAGCTGAATGGGACGCAAAAGGTGGTGAGACTTATGGAAAGACTGCCACAGGTGCAATCGCTTATCAGGGAGATATTAAGTATTCAAACTACACTCCTTTGACTTGCATCAGGGATTTTACAAAGCCATATTTTTCTAAAAATGACCCAATCATTTTAAAAGATTTCGTAAACAAGTTTGAACTTGCAGCGACTTTCCCAGACCTAAAGGAAAAGATCTTAGATGACTCTCTAGACAATATGGAAGAGATCAGATCAACCATTCTTAATTTCCTTCCCTTTGAAGACTCTGACCAAATCGCACAGTACACACTTCTTCATCCTCCAACTCCGGCCATTCCTCAAGGACGGTTCACGACTTGTCTTGATAACGGGACAGTGATGCAGGACGGGCCAATTCCTTACGAAGAAACTCATGTTTATAGGATTGCTCCTGATGAAGAGACTGGGACAATATTTGGCTACACGGTTGGTTTTGATTTGCTTCCCATTCAAGAAGCCATTGACCTTCTCTATTCAACAGTCATTAGCAACCAATCAACCTTTGGTGTTCAAAATATTCTGATGCCAAAAGGGCATGACGTATCAACCTCTCAGTTATCGGGCGGATTAAACGTCATTGAGTTTGACCCGAAGGTTGGAAAGCCTGAAGCACTTAACTTAACCTCTACTCCTCCAGAGATCTTTAACTTCATTCAGACTCTTCAAGAAGTTCAGCAGATGATTGCTGGAATTGATTCTGTGACTCGTGGAGACCCAGAGGCGAGCTTGAAGTCAGGCGCAGCACTTGCGCTTGTGGCAGCTCAAAGCATTCAGTTCTCAATGGGCTTGCAGCAAAGTTACGCGCAGCTTGTTGAGGATTTAGGAAGTGGAACGATTAGCCTTCTTCAAACTTTCGCAGCCGTTCCACGCGTTGCAGAGATTGCTGGTAAATCAAACAGACCGCTTATGAAAGAGTTCACTGGTCAAGATCTGGACGCTATCCACAGGGTCTCTGTTGACATGGGAAATCCTATGACGAGGACTACGGCTGGAAAAGTGAACATGGCTGACGCTTACCTAGAAAAAGGCTTTATCGAAAACCCTGATCAGTATGTCCAAGTGGTTTCAACTGGACGGCTAGAGCCTTTGATTGAAGGAAAGCAGGCACAGCTTTTACTGATGAAGGGTGAGAACGAGCAATTAAGTGACGGCAATCCTCAGAGAGCGCTGATCACCGACAATCACGCAAAACACATTTTAGAGCACTCAACCGTTCTGGCAAATCCTGAAATTAGAGGAGATGCGGCTGATCCGATTGTTCAAGTTACTCTCGCTCACATTCAAGAGCATATCGAGATGGCCCAGTCTCCAGGCTACCAGATGATGGCTGCAATGCTTGGTCATCAAGTTATGGTCGCGCCGGCTGCCCCCGCCCCTCAAGACGGTGGGACTGGAGAGATGCTTAACAACGCTCCTCCGGTGGTTCAAGCGGCAGGCGATGTTAACCTTCCTAATATGCCAAACCCTCCTCAAGGAACTCCTCCAGAAGATGCAGAAGTCATTGAAGGGATGGGCGCTTGATAGTTCGCAGATATGAGATCGAAGATTTCAAGCAAATAAGACTTTGGGGCGAGCAATGGGGTGCTGTTTACAATGAAGAACAGTTTCCAAACACTGGCTTCATAATCGATGGGGTGGCTGCTTACTTTCTCTACTCAACCGATTCAACGGTTTGTTGGCTTGAGAATATGGTCTCTAGAAAAGGCTTAGAAAAGGCCGTTCGCTCAAGAGCTTGTGATCTGCTCATCGATGCGGCCTTTAACGAAGCGATCGCTCAAGGCTTTAGTGTGGCCTACGCAACAACTGATCTTATCTCAATGGCTAAGAGGGCGAGAGCCTTTGGAGCTCAAATCAAACCACAGCAATTTTTAATTACGAAAGATTTAACAAAATTCACCCAACTTCAATGACGAAGACGGTAAAGGAGAAGACATGGAAGGCACGCAAAACGCCACGCCCGAAGCAGGAGCCCCAGAGATCAACGAAGAAAACCCCTCAAGCACTTCAAACGTGCCGAGTGTCCAGGAGGGCGGCGAGGGAAATCCGGTCAAAGAAGCCGCTAGAGAAGCCTTAAGAAGGCATAAGCTAAAAGTCGACGGGCAAGAGATTGAAGTCGATGAAGAAGAGCTTAAGCGTGGATACACCCACCAAAAAGCTGCAAATAAAAAGCTTCAAGAAGGCTTAAGAGCAAAGAAACAGGCCGAAGAATTCATTTCAATGCTGAAAGACAAAGGAAAGCTCTTTGAAGCCATTAAAAAGCTTGGCCATGATCCGAGAGCACTAAGCGAAGAGTATTTAGCATCTCAATTAGAGGATGAAATGCTCGATCCAAGGGAGAGAGAGCTTAGAGATTACAAAAAGAAGCTTGAAGCTTATGAAAATGCAGAGAAAAGGCAAAAAGAGGACTCTGAAAAGAAAAGAGACGCTGAACTAAAAGCAAAATTCAGTGAAAACTACAACAAACAGTTCGTTGAAGCTCTTAAATCAAGTGGACTTCCTGGAACAAAGCCCATGGTCGCTGAAATGGCCAAATATATTAAGCGAGCTGCGGATTTAAAGTTTGAAATGACCGCGGATGAAGCCGCGAAACTTGTAAAAGAGGACTTAGAGGCCGCTTACAAGAATCTTTACGGAGATTCGGACGCTGAAACTCTCGTTCGTTTACTTGGAGAGCAGGGCCTTCAGAAAGTCAGGACCTTTGATACGTCTAGGCTTAAAGATCCAAACTCTCACCTTAAAACTCCCGAAGAGCAAGGAGGGCCGAACACTCGGCCAAGAAGTCAAACGACCAGAATGACGCCAACTCAGTGGCGAAACTTCAATAGAAAATAATTTTTTAGAATATCGCCACTTCTGTTTGAGAAGACCTTTTGGACGCTTCGGCTATCCTGTTGGTTTTCTCAAACGACTAAGCCTAAGAGACGCTATTTAGCCACCTCAAAGAGCATCACAGTCAAAAACATTTTTAACTTACAAACTTTCAAAAAATCTTTTGAGGAGATTCTTTTATGGCTATCAATACAGGTACATTAAACGCGCTTTATAAAGTCGCCTACGCTAAAGGTGTAGAGGACTTAATCCCGAAAGCTAAGAAGCTTTCTGACATGATTTCCTTCGTTCCAAGCGAGCTTCAAAACGGTAAGCATTACGAGCAGCCAGTTGTTTTAACCGCAGAGCAAGGCTTCACTTATTCTTTAGACACTCAAAACGCTTATGACTTAAACGATTCTGTCGGCATGGGAATGGAGTCCGCAGTTGTTCCTGGAGCAGACATTGTTCTAGATTCAACAGTTGGCTACAACCAAGCAGCCAGAGCGAGCCATTCTGCAACAGCTTTTAAGACAGTTATGTCCACGAAGTTTGAAAATATGCTTAAGAGCTCTGAAAAGCGCCTTGAGATCGCCATGCTTTATGGAAGTGACCATATTGCTCAAGCAGCTCTACAAGCCGTTGTTATTGCGGATTCTATGCTTCCTTTGGTTATTGATACCGATGAGTGGGCGACTGGGATTTGGTCTGGAAGTGAGAACGCTCAAGTGGTGTTTGTTAAAGCTTCAGATAACACAGCAGTTGATTCTCTAAGATCTTTCACCGTTGCTCGGGTCGATGTTGACGCAAGAACTGTTTACTTATCTGCAGGAACCGCAGGGACGGCAGGGACTTTGACCACTCTTGAAACAGCGGTTGAGGCCTACGCAGTGAATGTTCACTTCTACGGATCTTGCTCAGGAAGTGCTGGAACTTTTGCCTACGCTGAAATGGCTGGCTTTAAAAAGATCATCACTAACACAGGCTCACTGTTTGGCATCTCTGCCACCACTTATGATCTTTGGAGAGGAAACTCTGTAAGCATCAGCGGTCAATTGACTATGGCTAAGGTCTTGAGTGCGGTTTCAAAAGCCGTTCAAAGAGGACTTGAAACAGATGTTGAGTGCTTTGTGAATCCATCAACTTGGGCAGATCTCGCCTCTAACTTGGCGGCACTTAGACGCTTTGATGGCTCTTACTCTAAAGGTAAAGCTTCAAACGGCTCTCAAGTTTTAGAGTACGTTTCTCAAAACGGAACCATCAAAATTCACTCTTACAACCTTATTAAAGAAGGCGATTGCTTCATCTTCCCAATTGAGAAAGTGATGAGAATCGGAGCCAGAGAATTGTCTCTTAACGACCCAACTAGACCTGCTGAAGAAATATTCTTCACTATCCCAGGAAAAGCTGGAGTTGGCTTAAGAGCTTACACAAACCAAGCGATCTTCGTCGAAGCTCCCGCTCAGTGTGTGTACATCTCTGGAATCGTTAACAGCAACGCAGCTTAAAGAAATATGGGTGAGGGGCCTTTAATCGGGCCCTTCTCTTTCAACTAAATGGAGAAAATATGTCACTCATACTTTTAGAGATTAATTCAACAGGAACAGTCGCTGACTTTGACAGTCAGTGCAATTTGGACATGGGCGGCCTCGATGCTGTTAACAGTTTTGCTGATTACGTTGGCGGGTTGATTGGTGGAAGCATCTTAGGAGCTGACTTGTCTTTTAAAGTTGGTGCAGTTCAAGCCTCTGCCACTTTCACAGTTTCTTCAACAGGTTCAGCAAACGCAGAGAGCGGATCACTTCTTAACGTGGCACTTGACGCTGTAACAAGCGGCGCCGATCCAGATGCAGGCGAATTTAACATCAGCGCGACCCCAGCGACTCAAGCCGCGAGCATGGTTTTGGCCATCAATGCAGTACTTGGAGGCAAGGTTTTAGCTACGTCTGCTCTTGGAGTTGTGACTGTTACAGCACTCACTCCAGGTATTTTGGGAAACGGATTGGAGATTTCTGTAGGAGATCTTGCAAACGTAGCCGCGGGGGCTTTTGCAGGCGGAGTTGATGGAACGGCTTACAACATTGACTTAAGTTAGGGGTAAAAATGTCCGTAGCTTTAGTAATTAATGGAGTCTCTTACGACTATCCAGAAGTGGATGACACGGATTGGGGCCCAGACGCTACCGATTGGGCTTCTGCTGTAACAAGTGGAATGCTTCAGAAGGCAGGCGGGCTATTTCAGCTTCTCGCAGAGGTTGATTTTGGGACTTCCTATGGAGTGAAGTCTCTATATTATAAGTCTCGAACAGCGAACTCTTCCTCTACTGGTCAAGTCAGACTTGCAAACGAAGATCAGATCAATTGGCGAAATGCAGCGAACGACACAGACTTAGCATTAAAAGTAAATAGCTCAGATGTTTTAGAGTTTGATGGATCTGGAATTTCTGCAGGAGGCACACCTCTTCAGCCAGCGATCACTGTTTCAGATACTTCGACAATTGATTTAACATTGGCTGCAAACGTACTTAGCGGAGTGATTGTCAGCGCGTCCATTACGAACGCAATGATCAACGCTTCGGCTGCCATTGCTTATTCAAAGCTTAATCTTTCTGGATCAATTTTAAATGCAGACGTAAATGCTTCTGCGGCCATTGCTTATTCAAAATTAAATCTTTCAAACTCTATTGTTAACGCTGATATTTCCTCAAGTGCTGTGATTGCAAACTCAAAGCTTGCAAACATGGCGACACTGACAATTAAAGGAAATAACACAGGAGGCGCAAGTGCTCCTCTTGACTTAACAGCGGCTCAAACGACCGCGATTTTGTCGAACTTTGTTGGAGACTCTGGAAGCGGCGGCACGAAGGGCTTAGTTCCAGCTCCCGGGAGTGGTGATGCAGCGGCTGATAAGTTTTTAAAAGCTAACGGGTCGTGGGTGACACCTTCTGGAAGTGGTGACGTTGTTGGTCCTGGGAGTGCTACAGATAACGGCTTTGTCAGATTTGATGGCGTAACCGGAAAGCTTATAAAGAATTCTGCGGCCACAATTACGAATGCAGACGTTGTTGCATCGGCAGGGATTGCTTTAAATAAGCTCGCTGCGACTACAGCGAGCAGATCTCTTGTTTCAGATGGATCTGGCTTTGTTTCTGCCGCAACAACAACAGCGACAGAGATTGGCTATGTAAACGGCGTTACATCAAGCATTCAGACTCAACTTGATGCCAAGGCCGCAAATACAGTCCCAACAATACAAAAATTCACGACTGGCTCTGGCACTTACACCACTCCAGCGGGCGTTAGGTATGTCCGCGTTCGCATGGTTGGCGGCGGTGGCGGTGGCGCTGGATCAGGAACCGTAGGCTCATCACCAACGGCACCAGGCGCAGGAGGAAATAGTTCTTTTGGATCGAGCCTTCTTGTTGCGAATGGCGGAGGCGGAGCGACATATAACGGGGAAGCTGGGTCTGGAGGAACGGCCTCCCTCGGAACGGGACCTATAGGACTTGCACTGTCTGGGGCCAAAGGAAACGGCGGGGCCTATCAGGACAGTGCTTCAATCCGAAGTCCGGGAGCACCGGGCGCATCGTCACCCTTCGGCGGCGCGGGTTCAGGTGGAAAGTATCAAACAGCCGGTGGAGCTGCAGTAGCTAACACCGGATCAGGCGGTGGCGGCGCGGGAGTCTCTTCATCTGGCACAGACCTACTTTCAGGCTCTTCAGGTGGCGCAGGAGGATTTGTGGACGCCATCATCACTTCACCCAGTACTTCGTATTCGTATGCAGTTGGCGCAGCGGGATCGGCAGGTGGCGCGGGAACTACAGGCTTCGCAGGTGGCGCGGGTGGCTTGGCCGTTATTATTGTCGAAGAATATTACTAAATGAGGAGAACTTATGAAATTTAGAGTTATTGA